CGCTCCAATCAATGCACCCTTTCCTGCTGACCCGAGAAAGAAACCTCCTATTCCTCCCACAAGACCACCCAATGCACCAAGACCCAAAGCAGAGGTGGCAACATTTCCAAAACCAGCAGACGATACATTTTCATTGAGTCTGTTCTGAACCAAAAGGCGTTCTTGTTCGTCTAATCCAACCTTGCCAATACCATTCTTCAAGTCAGAACTGACATCAGCCAATCGTGTTTGATATGATCGAATGGTTTCTTCTAGAATCTGTTTTGCCTGACCAGGATTTCTCTGCAAAAGTGTCGCAAGATTGTCGTTTATTGCTGGATTCACGGTCTTGAGGAGATTAGTGTTGTTAGCCAATTCCTTCAGAGCAGAAATTCGTTCTTCTGACAAACCACTCTGTTCAACCATTCCACGAGTTAACTGACCGTTTTCAACAATACTAGAAAGAGTCTGTAGATTTCCTATAGTTTTTTCGGTTTCTCGCTTGGTGTTCGTTGCCGACTCTTTCAGATCGCGCGGTTCAAACCGCCAAAACACCTTGAACTGCATGACATGGGGAACTTGACCCGTGCCTATATCTACGGGAAATCTCAAAATAGAAGGGCGAGAACGAGAACCGCGTTCTGTTTTTGGAACACCCTCTAGAGCCTGTGTAACGCTGTCCTGTATTTGAGAATTGAAAACATCCTTCGAAAATCGTCCAGTCCTATTGCTAGCAACAACAGGAACAATAGGCGCACCGTTGCTTGCAACTGGAACAGCGGGAACTCGGTTGAAATAGTTCGGAATGCTTGACATCTAGAAGGAGTCCTTTTGAAGAATGGCTACATATTTATGTATGGCATACAAAGGCATATTTAAACCAAACAACCCCTCAAAATACATGGGCAACCCCACTCAGATAGTTTATAGAAGTATGTGGGAACGCCGCTTTATGAAGTACTGCGACCAAAGCCCGAATGTCCTCAGATGGGCGTCCGAGGAGGTGGTCATACCCTACTTCAACCCATTAGACAAGAAACACCACAGGTATTTTGTTGACTTTCTGCTAGAAGTAAACACACCAAACGGCATCAAAACATGGCTGATTGAGATTAAACCAAAGAAACAGTGCCGAGAACCCGAAAAGAGAAAACGAATCACCCGTGGATACATTACAGAAGTAAAAACATGGATAACCAACAAGGCTAAATGGGAAGCGGCAAAACAAGTTTCAGATTCAAAGGGGTGGGAGTTTAAAATACTAACAGAAGACGACCTTTTCCGAAAAAAGCCATGAGTTCCGATCTAAAACAGATACTTGAAGAAACAACTGTTGCTCTTGGGGCAACGGACGAAACCTTCATATCGTTTCTGCAATATGTGAACAAAGAAGGAAAGTTTTCCATGCCCAGTCGATTGTTTCAGGGTCAACTGGTGTTTTTCAAATACAAACCCAAAAGCGAATCTTTTATTTCACGAAATACATACTATGACCAATTTCCGTTGGTGCTGATTACTGATGTTTACCGAGGCGGATTTGAAGGTATAAATGTCCACTTCATAGACAGTTTTCATCGTCAATTTCTTTTTGACTCCATCATGCGTAACTTGCCTGTGATAAAAGCAGGAGAAGAGTGGAGAAATCGAATGAAGATTGACTACGACCGACTACAAGCAAGAAGAATGTTCAAGTTTTTCCGACCGTGTTACAGAAAATATGTTTGGAAAGGCATGATTAGAAGACCCGCGCTGGTTCCGTTTGACTGTTGGGAAGAAATGGTGATGGCAAACACATTCAAGTTTGTGGGGGCAAGACCTGTAACTGTATTCAGAGAGAGCAGGAATCAAGTACTGCGAAGAGGAAGATAAATGGCATTACAACCATCAAATATAAGCGAACTAATCGCAAATCTGCGTGCAACGGGTCTAGCCTACAGCAACCGTTATGAAGTAATAGTTCCGTATCCGAAACAATATCCCAATCAAAATCCACAAGACCAAAAGCAACTGTGCGTTCGGTGTGATTCTGTCTCTGTACCTGGTAGATCGTTTTCTACCGTACCATACAGATACTACGGACCTGCTCGGAATATGCCTTACGAGCCAATCTATAGTGGAGAAATGAACATCTCTGTTATCCTGTCAGAGGACATGAGAGAAAGAAACTTTTTTGAAATTTGGATGGACTTGATTTGTAGTAAGGCAAATTACAAATTTGGATATTACGATGACTATGTTTCTACTCTAACAGTAACCGCTCTCAACAAATCTGATCAGCCAACATATCAGTTTGTAATTGAGGAAGTATATCCCAAGTCAATTGGCGATATTCAAATGGGTTATGATAAAGATAACGACTTCTTGAGACAAGACATTACCCTTTGTTTCAGAAAATACACTCCCGTATACATCGGCACACAGGCTGCTCTGTCTTCAGCACCACCTCCACTTCTTGCTGCTGAAACTGCGCCATCACCAGAACGGGCTATGTCTCAATTCGTAAACAGAGGTGGAAGAATACACCGTGTAAGTGCGGACGGACAGGTAGACGGAATCTACGATCCAGCCTACGCTCAGTCACTTCTACGGGGGGACGGAACCGCTCCATGACCCATATAGATACTTGATCTACATTGAAAAGGAACACCATGACCACACTGAATCTTTCTAATGCCTCTCTTCCACAGTACACAATGACACTTCCTGTGTCTAACACCATATGCAAATTTAGACCATTTGTAGTAAAGGAAGAAAAAGTCCTGTTGATGGCACTTCAATCAAAGGACATGAATCAGATCAATGACGCTATCAGAAATGTGATTACTGCTTGCACCAACGGATCAGTAGATACACGAAAACTGTGTTCGGCTGACGCAGAGTACGCATTCCTGCAAATACGGGCAAAATCGGTTGGAGAAGAAGTGAAGCCACAAGTTACTTGCACAAAATGCCAAAAATCAATCAGCATAAAGATAAAACTAGATGAAATCACAGTAAAGACGGCAGACAAGCCTGCTGTAGATTCCACTGTAAAAATCACCGATGATCTGTCTATTGTTCTGCGATATCCATCCATTCACGACATCGACTACAACAAGAATGAAGTAGAAATTGCTTTCGAACTGGCAAAGAAGTGTATCGAATCAGTTATTCTAAAAGAACAGGTACATCAAGCCAAAGACATCAATCCAAAAGAACTGTCGGATTTTGTAGATAATCTCCTGCCAGATCAGTTTGCAAAGATGATTGATTTTATTCAGGGGGTTCCTGAACTCCTGTACTCTTTCAAATACACTTGCCCGACCTGTCAAGAAACAGTCAAGGTAGAACTGAAGAGCGTATCTGATTTTTTTCAATAGCCCTCTGTCATAATGACTTGGGGGCGTATTTTCAGATGAACTTCAGCCTAATGCAACACCACGGCTATTCGCTGAACGAATTAGAAAATCTTATACCTTGGGAACGGGAAGTCTACATACAAATGCTCATACAGCATTTGAAAAAAGAACGGGAAAAGACACTAAACACCAAACCCCTGTGACTTGTTTTTGATGGCAACGGAATAGGCTCATGGCGAGAAACAAGTCAAGAAGAAACTATACCAAAAAGCCAGGCTTCAAAAAGAAGTCCAAGGGGGGAATGCCCACAAAAGCACCCGCCTCCGCTGCCACTCTTGAGTCCGTAATGGCTCCTTCTGTTTCTTCTGCTCCGCTAGAAGAGGCTACTGCACAGCAAATAGGTCTGCTCCAAGCCCTGATCGAACAAAGACGGGGAATGGGAATACAGACATCTGAATTGGAAAATTATGTTCTTGGTCTAGATGATGGGAAAGGTGTCCGTTCCATAGTTGAAGACTACATCAAACAAAACAAAGACAAGTTTGACCAAACTGATCCTGCTGGAGCAGCCGCTTATGAATTGATGGAAGAAGCGGTAACTCTATCAGAAGCATCACTAAAGGCTTCACGAGAAGAAGCCAAGATGATCTACGCACGACTGTCTTTCTTGCGTGAACTAGCAAAGAAAACACAAGGAAAACAATCAGCAATAGCAGATCAGTTGCAGCAAGTAATCTCACCAGTAGAAAAACAACTTAAAAAGAGAATATCGTTTGGCGAATTCGTAAAAGAGCAAGCACAGGAGTTCAAAAAAACTCTGCCAGAGAGAATAGTTTCACGGATTCCTGTTGTTGGAGGATTTCTCGGGCAGTACTTGAAGCAGAAAAGAGAAACACAAGAAGACATAGAAAAATACTCTGGAAGGCTTCAAGAAACTATTTCTAGAAGAGGTCGTACAACTGGTGGATTAGATATCTCTGGAGGAATGCGCGGCAGCGTGTCTTCTGGTAGTATTGGGGGGACAAGAGCCTCAGATATTCCTGGTATAATGACATCGGGAGGGGGACAGCGAACCCTCGGCGGTATTCATTCAGAAGTGGTGAAGATCAGACTGATGTTGAAGAAACAGTTCTCTGGACCAGGAAGTGATAGCACAGAATTACGCTCCCGAGAAG